AGAAATGCTGGTCTTGATGTCTACGAACCACCAAAAGAAAATCACGACTATGTGATGACTGTTGACGTTGCTAGAGGAGTTGGTGAAGACTACTCAGCATTTGTTTGCGTAGACATCACGGAGTTCCCTCATAAAGTAGTTGCAAAATATAGAAATAATGATATCAAACCTATGCTGTTTCCAAATATCATTTATGAAATAGCAAGAAGTTATAACAGTGCATATATTTTATGTGAGGTAAATGATATTGGAGATCAAGTTGCAAGTATTCTTCAATATGATTTGGAATATCAAAATCTGTTGATGTGTTCTATGAGAGGTAGAGCAGGACAAATTGTTGGCCAAGGATTCTCAGGTAAAAAAACACAACTTGGTGTCAAGATGAGTAAAACTGTCAAAAAAGTTGGATCTCTAAATCTTAAGACGCTTATTGAAGAAGATAAATTAATTTTCAGTGACTATGAAATTATTTCAGAACTGACTACCTTTATCTCAAAGCATAATTCCTTTGAGGCAGAAGAGGGTTGTAATGATGACCTTGCCATGTGTCTAGTCATTTATGCATGGTTAGTCCAGATGGACTACTTCAAAGAACTCACAGATCAAGATGTTAGAAAGAGATTATATGAAGAACAAAAAAATCAAATTGAACAAGATATGGCTCCTTTTGAATGATGGATTGGATGATACTAGTTTTGTAGACGCTGAGGGTGATAGATGGAATACTGATGAATATGGCGATAGATCTTATATGTGGGAATATCTGTAATGGATCTAGATGGACAAATTAAACTTGGACATCTTTTACTCCAAGACAGAAAATGTAGAGTTTGTGGTGAGACAAAAAATTTAATAGAATGGTTTTATAGAACCAGAAAAGATAGAGGACCTGTTGCATCATCATATTCATATGAGTGTAAAGACTGTACTATAAGAAGAATGATAAAAAATAAGAAGTCAAATAATACATGGGAATACCCAGACTGGTAGTTCACGTCACGTTTCCCCTCTGAAAAGTGACTTTTTAATAAATATTTTTAAACATGAGATCACGGAGAAACAAAACATGGCGACTCCTCAATTATCTCCTGGCGTATTAGTCAGGGAGGTTGACCTAACAGTAGGAAGAGCTGATAATGTATTAGATAACATTGGTGCAATTGCTGGACCTTTCCAGATTGGACCCGTTGAAGAACCAATTGATATCACTACTGAGCAAGAACTCATCAATACATTTGGTAAGCCACTTTCAACCGATACTCAGTATGAGTATTGGATGAGTGCTGCTAACTATCTTTCATATGGTGGAGTCCTCAAGGTAGTAAGAGCAGATGATACCAGTCTGAATAACGCTAATGCTGGTGTTAGTCTTGCTTCAACCACCTCATTGAAAATCAAAAATTATGATGATTACCAAGAAAATTACAAGACAGCAACAAACTTTACTTATGCTGCTAAGAACCCAGGTAAATGGGCAGATGGTTTAAAGGTTTGCTTCATTGACGATTATGCAGACCAAAAAATTGGTATTAACACTACAAGTCTTGCGGGTGCTGGAGCAACAGTTGGTTTTGGTGTAACTACATCTCTTAACGGAGCAGTTGTTGCTGGTAATGGAAGCACTTCCACATTCACCGGATTCCTTAAAGGAATTATCGTTGGACTTAATACCGACGCAACTGGAGGAAACAGCACGGTTGATGTTAAGATCACTTCTCGCGTAGAGACTGTTGGCGGTGGATCAACAGAAACTGCGGTTACCTATCAAGAAGGATCTACCACAAGAGCATTTGGAACCTCTGGTGTGGTTGATTTTGTCAACAACTCTGGTATTAACAGCACAGGTCTTTTAGCAGCAAGATATACTCCAGTAACTGCTGTTGACTGGTATGATCAGCAAACTTTAGGACTGTCAAACGCAACTACTTTCTGGAAGTCGATTGCTCCAAGACCAGTATCTAACGTATATACCACTGATAGAAGTGGCAAGAATGACGGAATGCACGTCGTTGTTGTTGATGATAAAGGAAGCGTTACTGGAATTAAGGGTAACATTATTGAAAAGCATGTTAACCTTTCTAAGGCAGCAGATGCTATTTCAAATGTAAATGCACCTCAGAGAATTTTCTACAAAGATTATCTTGCAGACTTCTCCGAGAACATCTATGCTGGTTATAACCCATCACAAGCTGATGATGCTGTTCATGGAAGTTATCCAAGAGCAACTGGATTCTCTACAGACTTTACCGCAGTTACAAGCGGTGACGGTCTCTGGGGACAGAATGCACAGGGAGTCACCTTTGCTGCATTGGGTAATGTAAATTACACCTTTGCTGGTGGTGTCGATTATTCTGCGACTGGCGGAATGAAGGCAGAACTTGCAAAACTTATCACTGCATACGGTTTCTTCTCTAATAAGGATGAGATTGAAGTCGATTACATGATAATGGGTCCTGGTTGTGCCACTGAGGCAGAATCACAAGCAAAAGCAAACTATGTCATCTCTCTTGCAAATGATAGAAAAGATTGTATTGCTACAGTTGGTCCACACAGAACTAATCTGGTAGGTCTTACTAACACCAATACTCAGACTAATAATCTTGTTAACTACTTCAGTTCACTTTCGTCTTCTTCTTACGCGGTCTTCGATAGTGGATATAAGTATCAGTTTGATAGGTTCAATAACGAATTCCGTTATGTTCCAACGAATGCTGACGTTGCTGGTTTGATGCATCGCACTGCAATCACTGCATATCCTTGGTTCTCACCTGCTGGACAACAGCGTGGTGTTATCAACAATGCTATCAAACTTGCATATAACCCCAACAAGGCACAAAGAGATCGCCTCTATCCTGCAAGAATTAACTCTTTCATCACCACACCAGGTGTTGGAACTCTTCTCTTCGGTGATAAGACGGCACTTGGATTTGCATCCGCATTCGATAGAATTAACGTTCGTCGTTTGTTCCTCACTATCGAACAATCACTTGAAAGAGCAGCACAAGCTCAACTCTTTGAACTCAATGATGAGTTAACAAGAGCAAATTTCAGAAACATTGTTGAACCTTTCCTCCGCGATGTTCAGGCAAAGAGAGGTCTTTATGGATTCCTCGTTGTTTGTGATACCACGAACAATACTCCTGATATTATTGATAATAATGAGTTTAGAGCAGACATCTTCCTGAAGCCTGCCAAATCAATCAACTACATTACCCTCACATTTGTTGCCACCAGAACCGGCATCAGTTTTGAGGAAGTAGCTGGTAGAGCTTGATCATAATATCTAAATAAAAAAAGGAGGATTTACGAAATGTCTCACTCAATCGAAAAGATTAAATCAACTTTGAAGGGCGGCGGTGCTCGCCCTAATCTATTCCAAGTAAACTTAACTAGTTTCCCTGGTGGAGCAGATTATGACTCAGATGAGTTCTCAATTCTGTGTAAGGCAGCACAGTTACCAGCGTCAAACATCGCTTCAATCGATGTTCCTTTTAGAGGAAGAATCTTCAAGGTGGCTGGAGATAGAACTTTTGATACCTGGACCGTAACGGTCATCAATGATAATGACTTTAAAATTCGCACTGCCATGGAAGCATGGATGCAATTTGTTGGTCAATATGCTGATGGATCAGGTGCTACCGATCCTGGATCGTATCAACGCAATGCTGATGTTATTCAGTTTGCTAGAAATGCATCTGCACTGAGTAAAGTAGATACTGAAGGTTTGGCTGCTGCTAAGCAGTATAGATTCTATGGTATTTTCCCAACAAATATCAGTGCTATTGATCTTTCATATGATACTGGTGACACCATTGAAGAATTCACGGTTGAATTCCAAGTACAATATTGGGCACCATCTGATCTTGGCGCAGGCGAAACCAATCCTGGATCCGCTTGATTTGATCAGATAAATAGATCAGACTAAAGTTAACTTGTAATAATGTCAAAATTGTTTGGGTTCTCTATTGAGGACACAGAACCACTATCTCCAAGTGCAGTCAGTCCTGTCCCTCCTAATAATGAGGATGGGGCTGACCACTATATGAGTAGTGGTTTTTTTGGTTCTTATGTAGACATCGAAGGAGTATTCCGTACAGAGTTTGATTTGATCAAACGATATCGTGAAATGGCACTTCATCCTGAAGCGGATAGTGCTATTGAAGATATTGTAAACGAAGCCATCGTATCTGATAGTAATGATAGTCCTGTAGAAATTGAACTATCAAATCTGAATGCCAGTGATGGTATTAAAACAAAAATTCGTAAAGAGTTTAAGTATATCTTAGATCTACTTGATTTTGATAAAAAAGCACATGAAATCTACAGAAACTGGTATGTAGATGGAAGACTTTATTATCATAAAATTATTGATTTAAAAAACCCACATGAGGGTATCCAGGAGTTACGATATATTGACGCAATGAAAATGCGCTATATTCGTAAGCAAAAGAAAAAGAAAGAAGATAGATTAAGTCAGGCACAAAGGATTAAGAGTGATAATCCTATGGATTATGACTTCCCTGAAATCGAAGAATATTTTATTTACAATCCAAAATCAGTATATCCAACTGGTAACCCAATGCAAACGGGTGCTGGTCAAGGAATTAAAATTGCAAGAGATGCAGTCACCTATTGCACATCTGGTCTTGTAGACCGTAACAAAGGAACTACTCTTTCGTATCTTCACAAAGCAATTAAGTCCATCAATCAACTTAGAATGATTGAGGATTCACTGGTCATCTATAGATTGTCCCGTGCTCCAGAACGTAGAATTTTTTACATCGATGTTGGTAATCTGCCTAAGCAAAAAGCAGAACAATACTTACGTGATGTGATGATGCGTTATCGCAACAAACTTGTATACGATGCAAACACTGGAGAAATTCGTGATGACAAAAAGTACATGGCAATGCTTGAAGACTTCTGGCTTCCCAGGCGTGAGGGCGGAAGAGGAACAGAAATCTCCACTCTCCCTGGCGGACAAAACTTGGGTGAAATCACTGATATTGAATATTTTAAAAAGAAACTCTACCGTTCACTTAACGTCCCTCCATCACGAATGGATGGAGAAGGTGGGTTTAACTTGGGGAGATCTTCTGAGATCCTAAGAGATGAACTCAAGTTTACCAAGTTTGTTTCTCGTTTGAGAAAGAGATTCTCCAACATGTTTAATGACATGCTGAAGACCCAATTACTCCTGAAGAATGTAATTACTCCAGAAGATTGGGAAACCATGAGTGAGCATATTCAATATGACTTCCTCTATGACAATCACTTCTCTGAACTAAAAGATGCAGAGTTAATGAATGAAAGACTAACTCTTGTTGCAACTGCAGAACCATATATCGGCAAATACTATTCACAAGATTATATTAGACGTAAGATCTTGCGTCAAACTGATGTAGAAATTCTTGAGCAGGATGCATTGATTAAAAATGAAATCAAAAAAGGTATTATTCCTGATCCTGCAACCATTGATCCTGCGACTGGACAACCTTTAGAATCCACAGCAAATATGGATTTGGGCAAACCACAAATGGAACCAGAAGTTGATGGATCAGCAACCGAGGCACCAGAACTGCCCAAGGGTGGAGAGATATAAATATATCTAGTTGTTTACTATACAATTTAAATGGATGACCTTTTAGACATGATTATTGCGGATGAGTCACCATCCAAAATTAGTGATACTCTTAAAGATATTCTTTATTCAAAGTCTTCTGAGAGAGT